CCTTCAAAGACTACATCAGCACCCAAAGCCTCTAAGACTTCAGTTGTTGTTATGTCCCATGATGGGCCACCATTGGCTTTTTTGTATGCACGAAATTCTGCTTCGTACATTACTTGTCCTGTTTCTCTGATTCGTACTTGCATTTTATTTTCCTCAAGCAATTGCTAAAAAGATGAATGTGCCACCAGAGGCATTGATAGCAGATGGTGCAGTAGAGCTAATCTCAAACCCTGCGCTGTATGTGTCTACATAGTCTGTAGATGTTACTTCAGCGGCTGTGCTGTTCAACAGTAAGTAAGGGTCATTGCCAGCCACAATTCCTCGTGCTGAGTCCCAGACGTACCAATCGCCTGTCGAGTCAGTACGCTTAATCAAAACAAAACGGCTACCCGCTGTAAAACCGCAGTCAACTTGGAGTGTAGTTCCTGTGCCTGTATATGAACCTACTTTGGAAACACCTGCACAAGTTGCAAACAGATATGAAACAAAAGTGTCAGCAGACTGATTTGTTTCACCTGCATTCCCAACACTAAAAACTGATGAAGTTGGCAATGTGCTATTCCAACATCCGGGCTGACTAGATTGAGCACTAGAAGAAAAGAAAATTGCATAGCCGATTGAAGTAAGTCCACTATGCCACACAGCCCAAGAGCCTGATGAAGATCGGGTTTTGCAAATTATCATCTCAGGTGCAACACCTAAGTTGTGATTGATAGTCCTAGCACTTCCAGTCCCTGTATAGCAAACCTCATCAAAGAATCCGGGTGCTCGTCTGAAATTCCAGCCAATGTAAGTATAGGAGTTTGTGTTCCAACCATCACCACCACCAAAAACAGAATTACCTTGAACACCATTTTGATAAGCGTTCCAAGTTAATCCATATGTGCCTGTGGCTTCTGCGCCAGTCGAGCTAATTTGCAAACGAGTTGTATTGCCTTGCAATCTTGTTGACGCAAGTGGGCTAACGCTAACATTGTTTGAACGGCAACTTGTCCAATTCATATCCACTGGAATACCAATTGCAGAATAATCCCTGCTTGCAGAGCCGTTGCCCGTGTAAGCGTAAGGTACAAACACACTCGTCCCACTCGTAGGTACTGCCATCGGGCCTCTACGAATGGCTATGTAGATGTATGTTTCGGCAGAACCATTTAAATTGCTTCCCGCTGGAAATTGAAATCCAGTTGCTGTTGGGTCAATCTCTGCGCCAGAATCTTCTGCGGCTGATTGATTGGCATATAAAGGTTTGTCGTTGCTCATTGAAAAACCACGCATGGTATCAACAATAAACCAATCACTATTAGTAGCTGATGATGATTTTTTAACAATCATCCATTGAGGCTCATATCCAAGTGTTTGTGCATTACCCGCTGAACCATTTCCCGTATAAGACCCACACGAAATCACATTGTCTGTACCAGTCAGACCAAAGCCTCCTGCGTTGTGGGCGAATAGGTAGGCTACATAATTTATGCCAGTTTCGTTAATTGATGCAGAATTTCCAATTGTAAAAGTTGTACTACTAACTCCGTTAAAAACGGCTGAACTTGATGCTGATGCTGCTGTTAAATCTAATGAAAGATATCCCGTTGTACCAAGGCTACGATGCCAAGTCCGATGAGAGCCACCAGTACCCGTCAATTCAAAAGTGATAATGCATCCTGGTTCAGAACCTAATGAATGGCTAATTGCACGATTACTTGTCGAATTACCCGTATAAGTCACAACATCAAAGAACTTTGGTTGCTTGCGGAATGTCCATGAGGCGTAAGGATAAGAGTTTCCATTAACATCATCTGAATAATATGAAGCCCCCAAAGAAAACCCATTCGAGTTAAAAGACGCAAAGTCTTTATTTGTACCAGTTCCAGTATCTACTTGAGCAGATGTTAAATTACTACTTAATTTATATCTAGCTGTTCTAGCTGTGTCATATAAGGCATGGTCTTGTACTGATGTACCCCTAATTTTAATCCAAACCAATCCACCCTTACCCGCCAGATCAATACCATTAGTAATGGTCTGTGTAGAGCCGTTGCCTGTGTAGAGGTAGGTGCTAAACACTTCCTCAATGTAGTTAGGAACAGCCGCTACACCACCGCCAAAGGCATCATAAGAAGCTGCACCACTTGTTGCTTGTAATGGCATAGGTTTAAGCCTTAAATTGTGTGTTGCTTGCCAAGACTGTAAAGGTTGCGCTACCTGTCTTGATAATCAAATAACGATAGGAATCAATACCACTAGCATTGCCAGCAGTAGGAGCGCCACCAAGCCAACGTGTAGTCACTCCAGAAGTAGTCCCGTCCACTTGCACAGCAGAGTTGTAGTAAGCAGTAGAGCCTTGAGTAACCAAGAAAGCTACAGTCATTGATTGACCTGTACTCATCAAAGTATCAAGTGAAGTACCGCTAGAGGCTCTGAAGTTAACAGTCCAGTTAGCACTTGCGTTGCTTGTGTAGTACAAGACTGACTGGGTGGTAATGTCGTAGTTAATAGTGCCTGTAGCTGCTGTAGCTGATACTGTTGCTACTTCTGCTGCATCGTTTAAGATAATTGCAGTAGCAGAAGATGATCCAGAGAATGTTTTTGTACCAGTAAAAGTTTGAGCGCCAGCAAGGGTTGCATCACCAGTACCAGCACCAATTGCCGTAACAAAATCACCTGCACTCAATGCGGTTACAGTATTGTCTGCATTTATTCGCAAATAACGTACTGCACTAGGGTTTGTCAATTTAAAAACAGATGTTCCAACTGTAGTGCCACCTAAATTGGTTAATGCACCATCAGCAGTTCCAGACCCTGTGCCACCCTTAGTTAATTTAAGGTATGGACCAGCATCAAACAACGCATCAATAGAATCTAAATCAGTATTAAGTTTAGTACCCCAAGAATCTGTTGAAGCGCCAACTTCTGGCTTAGTCAAGCCTAGATTTGTGGTTGTTGTATCTGCCATTATTTACCCCTAAAAGACTTATTTAAACTGAAACTGTTGTCCAAGACTCTGAAACATCCTCAATCGGTGTCCATGTCTCAGATGTATCAGCCTCTGTTTCCCATTTCTTTCTAGCATTAATTACAACACCAGAAGTTCCAATAATTATTACTTCACCAGGACGCTTGCGGTTATATTGAATAAACAATTCACTTGTCGCAACAATATCAACATTGCCAACTGCATCAATACCGCCAGCAACACTTATTACAGATTCATCAACTATTGCTAATGAATTACTTGCAATCTTTACGCCACCTATAGAGACTGTGCTAGTTGAAAAAATCTCAAACTGAGCATCTTTTATCTTGTCTCCAGTAATGCTTACAGTAGAAGCATCAACTATGGCAAGCGAACCTAAGTACGCTCCATAGGAGTATTTGCCTCCGCTGTAATCACCACGCCCGTAAGCAGCCATGTTATGCCAATGTTATAGACAAACTGTTAGCAGGAATGCGGAAGATGTCGCCATCATTAATTGCTTTAGAAGTAGTCAATGGCGCCCATGCAAGCAAAGTTCCACCAGTATCAGCAGTAAAAATACCTGCCCAACCAATAGTTCCCCAATTACCACCAGAAGCAGCAGCAAACTCAATCGCTGCAGCATTTGTAAATGTTGTTGCCGTTCCACTACCAGAGATAGTGCCTGTAGCTACACGAGCGTATGCACTACCAGATACTTCTGTGCCACCACCAGTATCACTAGGGGCAGCAGTAAACAAGCCAACATACCAAGCTGTAGGACGAGTTGCAGAACTTCCTGTAAACAACCAGGTTAGTGCCAGATTTTCTGTGTAATCAGTAAAAGATGCCATTTATTACCCCAAGGATCGGGCACGAACAATAGGAGTAGAAGAAACAGATGCCCTTTGATCTGCAACTTCAATGTCGCCAATGGTGTTGGTATATAACTGACCCCATGTGGCAAGACGTTCATCGTCTTTCAAGTATGGAGTTGCTTCTAACAAAGCTCCGTACAAGTACAAGTCTGGGGCATAAGCCAGAAGCCAGTTGCTTGTGTTTGAATCACTCAGCGCAGGAATCTTAGCATAATATGTAAGTTCTGCGGAATATGTTGTGTCTGGACTAGGAATAAACTCTAATTGCGTACCAGTAATTGTGTAGTACGCTGGTTTACCAGAAGTAATGTAACTATTGGCCTTCAACTCATCACCATAAGCCTCAGTTACAAACTCCAGTCGCACAATAGGATTGGTGTTTAACTGAAACTCTTTGGCTTGCAACCAGTCAGATGGGTATGCAAAAAAGGCAGTTTCAATCTGCCCATTTGCTCGTTTAACCATTTGCCTGACACGCAACTTACGATTGAACTTGGCTTCTGCAAGAGTAATAAAGCTTGGAATAACAGAAGTCAGATCATCCCGATTAAGATAATCTGCTATTGTTGCTTTAAGTCCTGCAAAAGTGTCAAGTGCCATTTTCTACATCCCTACACGTTAGTGTATGCTCATGTTTGAATTCAAATGAACCAATATGATGAACCTCTTTTGAAAGGTCTTGGTCAATATAGGTTTTAGTGCCGTTCTCAGCGGCTCTGCGACAAAACCAGACATCTTCGCCCATGTAGTCTTGTGCATTTGGAACCCAAGGGATAGCAAACCAAGGATATTCCATTGTCTTGTAGACCTCGGCTTTTACGAGCATTACACCCATGCCGCAGTAATCTACATCAACTAATCCAGTTGAATGGTCTTCAGTATATACCCTCTGGATAGTTTTTGCATCCTCATCGGTGGTATTTTTTCGCACCGCAATAGGTTCAGTAGGGAATCTACGTTTAGCATAATTGGCACAAACGATACCAGTATCATGCTGTAACAATCGGACTATGGTGTCCTTTGGAAAGCGCATATCGCTATCCAACCATAATGTGTGTGTGCAACCTGCCTCAATAGCAGATTTAGCCAAATCCTGACGCTGAGCTGACAACAATGTGCCAGAACTAGTATACAAAACTACCTTGTGGTTCGTGTTGCCTACTGTAAACCCAACCAATCTGGCTAGGTCATAAGAAAATCCAGAATTAACAAAGTCCCGTGTTGGAATCAAAACTCCAATGGTCTTACTATCCATTAAACTTCTCCAGGTCTTGTGCGAAATGCACGATTGTCAGGATCATTGAGCCAACGCTTCATAAAAGCTTGGTCATCAAGTTTTCCTTCAGCTTTCATTTGATAGTACAAAGCCATTGGGATAGATGCCACATGATGCATATCTCCATTCCAATTTGCTCGTTCATCAAAAGAATTAAATCTTGCTTGATTGTCTGCTACCACTTGAGTGGCATCAATGACTGTCTCAATTGTGGCTTGATCGTTTTCATCATCATAGTAACCGCCAACCATTTGATCAGGAGTGCGTAAACCCCGAGTGTGTCTCTCGAGGATTTCTTTAATTGTTAAAGATTGGTCAGGTACAGTAAGTTTTTTACCTGCGGGTTTTTCGAACGTGTTAGAGGTCTCAAAGTAAGGGTTGAGACGATACCTAGGCAACGGTGGATTTTCTGCGTTGTGTAAGTTTTCGTGTGCTTTCTGAGTGCGCATCGTGTAATTGTTTAGTAGTAATTAAAATTTGTTCTTTAGCGTCTGAAATGGCCTGTAATTGCAATTTAAGCAGTTGTTTGTTTTGTGGTGTATAAATGCGGTCAGTATAATACCTGGGCATTGGTCTTTTAACACCATCTACCATTACGTAGTGTGCGGGGTCACCGTTCTGGACACGTCTGTTATGGTGTATAGCGGCAGTTCGAGTTGCGTATACTTTTCCAAGACCGTTTGAGTAGAGGTGAAACTCAGGGACAAGGTGATGTCTAGTGACGTGTACTCTGTTCCCTTCACGCGCGAGAGCGTAACCGCAGACGTATGCAATAGAACGTCCTGTAACATCGCCGAAATAGATTTCTCCAATAGGTTCATCGCCTTTTTTCCAGCTATCAATAACATCTCGTTCGTATGAGTTGAACAATAATAAATGGTAGTGCGGACGATGATTTTTAGTACCATATTCCCCGACACATAAGTATCGTATGTTGTCGGTACTCCCAGGCCTTTTTTTATGGCGCTTTCGTAGTCTCTTAAGAAATGTCTGCACGTCTCTTTTACATAAGGATGCGTAACGTGCGGTTCTGAAAGGTTTTTTAAGATTTGCATCGTTGTAGGTTAAGGTGATGAATAAAGGACGAGAGGTTGAGTAGTATTCCTCGAAATGTAATCGTGTAGCCCAATCAGTGATTTTCCTTTTTACGCAGTTATAACATTTGCCACAAACAGTGGCAAATCCTGCCTTCGGCATGAATTTTCTGTTAATACACATGTATGGTTGGGTTTTTATAGCCATACAGACTAAGCTGTGTGGCTGTCTGATTAAGTATTACCCTGATCAGTGGGTGAAGTGGCACACACATAATTACTGCACATTGCAAAGTCAGGCCACGTCTAGCATGCTTCGCGGCTGCGTCGTGGCCCTCCAATGCAATATGCGTGATTATGTGGAGTACTTCGTTTATGTGAACTGGTTCACTTAAACTACTGCACTTCATCACTGTCAGTGTTGTTTTCTGACAATACATTGTTGTGTTTTTGTGTAGGTAAAAAGTGGGAGAGGTGGGGGGAAGCCTCTCCCGTGGGTTGAATACTACTTAATATTCGTAAGAGCAAATTATAATGTCGGAATTGTGTATTTACGCATCGGACGAGATGCAATAATACGATTTTGTACATGACAATACAATTTATTCATAGTACCGGAAGTCACTGCGTATATATCATCGCGTGGAACGCAATCTAAGAACTCTTGATTCAAAGATGGAAGGGCTGAAAATACGCGTCCCCAATGCCAGAATTTAAGAGATGTTTTGAAAAGACCTGCAACCCTGTTAGGAATATACTTGTATTCGGAATAACGCGACTGATAACCGAACGTTCCAGCGGTAGAAGAGTGACCATCATAATAAATCTCACGATCAGCAACAGCCTGCTCACCAATGTTCGCCAACTTAGGCCAAGCATAATCAAACTTATCGAACCGCGTCCACATACGATCGATACCCTGACTCATATAACCA